CCTTATGAACCTCATGAAGCATTTATGATTTCAGGATTTTCTATCTTTGATACTAATAAATTATTTAACCGATACTCAGAAATTAAAAGAAGTAAAGAACTTCAGGGTATGGTTGAGAAATGCGATTTGAAATTTGTTCGTAGTGGAGGTCGCATAATAGGAGTTGAAAAAGTACCTGATAAAAGTGGGCCTTTTGAAATACTTGAACATCCTCGTGTAGCTTCTGATAAGAAAGTAATGAGAGGTTTATATGTTGCAGGTTGCGATAGTTTTGATGCTGTTGAAGAAGAAATGCCTGATAACGATGAAAAGAGTAAAGGCTCTATGTTTATTTATAAAAGGTTTTGGAAACCTAGCGAAACAGGTAATATATTTGTAGCTAAACTTACTCAGCGTACAGCAAATGCTTCTACTTTTTATCAAAATACAGTTAAATTAAATATGTATTATGAATGTCAAATGTTATATGAACATACAAAAGTTGGCATAGCACAACATTATATTACAAATAAACTCGTACATTTGTTGTACCCAAGGCCAAAACTTGATGCAGTAAGAGTTAAGAACTCACAGTCAACAAATTCTTACGGTATCACAATGCCTGTACAGGTTAAGAGACATATTATAGAGAGATATAGAGAGTATATAGATAATAATACTGACCAGATGTATTTTCCATCTCAAATACTTGATGCTATGAACTTTAGATGGGGGTCTTCTAAATTTGATGAAACTATGGCAGCAGCTATAACAATACTTGCTGATGAAGATATGTATGATGTACAAGTAAAGGAAAATTTGCGTAATAATAGAAATTTTCCTAAATTTAGACGCACACCGTCTGGTGAATTAATATTTGATTGATATGATTACTGAAAGCAGAATGGTAGATGAGAAGGAAATGACTACCGGATATCGTCCTAAACAGAACATACCCGAAGAGTTTAAAGATAGAGAGTGGGCTATTCGTAATGTGGATTGGTGTATATCTGTCAGTCCTATATATTGGAAGAATTATAACAATCATCAATATGATATTTATAATGGTAATAGAACTGAAGATGATAATAAGACTATTACAGAGATGTATGGTGTTGAATTTCCTGCCGGTAAAATAAAAAACATTCCTTTAATTCGACCATTACTTAATACTCTTGAAGGAGAGTATGAACAACGTTCACTTAATTTTCAAGTACGCACAGAAGATACTGATTCTGTAAATCAGAAGATAGAAACTATGAGCAAACAGCTTTTAGATTCTATTGTTCAGTTAATCAAAAGTGGAGAGCCTATTGATGTTCAAATGGAATCTTTAGAAAAGTATTATAAAGAAGATTTTAAAAGTGAAAGTGAAATAGCTGCTCATCATGCTTTACATTATTATATACAAGCTCATCATTTTGAAAGATATCTTAAAGATTTGTTTGTTGATAAGATGATAACAGGTACAGAATATTATAGAACAAAAATTAATAGAATAGGAGAAGACCCTATCTTTTCAACAATCAGACCCGGGCAATTATATTTTTCTAATAATAATGTTAAATGGGTAAAGGAAACTGATTGGGCTGTATATCCTGTTAGAATGTCACCTACTCAGGTTCTTGATTATTATGGAGAAAGAATGGAACCTAACGATAGAGCCAAAGTTGAACAATGGATTGATATGTATTATAAAGATTCCTATAAACTTAATTCACTTCAGAATGCAGACAATATTATAGAAGATACAGAAGATTGGAATAACTTTTATGCCTCTCAACTTGGAATGATTACTGTATATAATGTAGAATGGAAATCTATTCGTAAAGTATATTACGTTGAAAATCCAAATCCTTATGCTCCTGATGCTCCATTTATTAAATATATACCTGAAAATAAATTACATACTCTTAAAGGAGAAAGTAAAAAGAATTTAAGAACCAGATTTGTTCAGGATTTATGGGAAGGTCTTCGTATTGCTGATAATATTTATGTAGACCTTGGAAGAGTTAAATATGCAACTCGTAAATCAAGTGCTCCATCTAAAGTAAATCTTACTTTTAATGGCCCTACTTATTCAGGTAAAATCAAACCTTATTCACTTATAAGTGAAACTGAAGATTTACAAAATCTTTATAATGTACTTCATTATCATAAAGAAAACCTTATTGCTATTTCTGGTGTAAAAGGTATGATAATGGATGCTTCTCAAATACCTGATTTTGGATTAGGTTCTTTTAAAGAGAATCTTAAAATGTGGATGTATTATAAAAAGTTAGGTACTGCTTGGATTGATAGGTCACAAGAAGGAGTTGACCGTTCATTTAATCAATTTGGTACTTATGATGATACTCTTGGAGCAGGTCTTGATGCTATACTTGCAATGATTAGTCACTTAGAGGAATTAGCAGGTAGAATTGTAGGAGTTAATCGTCAACGTCAAGGTGCTATTTATCAACGTGATGGTAAAGCTACAAGTGAAAATGCTATTATGCAATCTGCTCTTTCTACTGAACCTATATTTGCAGAACATGATGAGGTAACTCGTCAGGCATTAGAAGATGTACTTAATTCTTGTAAAATTGCATGGAAGAATGGATATACTAATTCTTATATATCTGACCAATATTTACAACAAATATTTACTTTTGCTCCTGAGCAAGCACTTATCAATACAGGTGTTTATATAACTAATACTGAAAGTGATAAGAGGTCTATTGATGAACTTAAAGCTTTTACTTATCAATTAGTACAACAAGGTATGATGGACTTTCAGGATATTATGCCTCTGTTTAGAAAATCAAATCTTAAAGATATACAGCATGAAATTGATGGTGCGATGACTCGTAAGAAAAAAGAACTTGAACAAAAACAAGCTCAAGCTGAAGATGTTGCAGGTAAGTTAGAAGTTGCTAAGACTGAAGCTGAAGTTGAAAAACTTAAAGCTGAGATTAAAAAGATATTTGCTGAAAGTGAAAAGATTGTCATGGAAGCTAATACTAAATCTCAAGATGTATCTCAAAAAGGAGATAAGATAAATAAAGACTATGAAATTGATAAAGAAAGACTAGCTTTAGAGCAAAGTCAGATATCGGCTAATGTAGCTGTAGCCAATAAAACTGAAAATGCAGGGAAAGCAAAGCAATCCCTCAGAGCTAGTGCTGAAGTTGTAAATAAATAATATTAATTAAAACTTAAAACAATGCAAGTAGAATCAAATGCAACCGAAAATGTTGAAGAATTCACAAGTGAGAATGAACTGTTAAATTATCTCAATGAAGGAGAAACTCCTGAAGAGACAGTTAAACCTACAGAAACTCCTACTGAAGAATTGCCAACTGAGGAAGTATTAAATCCTGAATTACCAACTATAGGAGAATCAGGTCTTGAAACGGCTGCTGAAAAGCAACCTGAAGAAGAAGATGATAAATCTGAAACTACTCAGGCTGATGAGAAAGAATTTTCTAATATTGTTGAATATCTTAATGATGCTCAGGATTTAGGATTAAATGTTTCTGAATTACCTGAAGATTTAACTCGTGCTCAAGAAGCTGAAGTTATTGCTGATTTGTTTGAAAAGACAGTTACAGAAAGTAATAAACAACTTGAAGAGTTTAAAGAAGTTTCAGCTCTACTTGAAGATAAAGAAGTTGCTGCATTCCTTGAAGCTAAACGTCAAGGTGCAACATTAAAAGATTTTGTTGAAGCTATCAAAGATAGTCCAACAACAATGAGTGATGAAGCTGTTATGCAAGGTAATCTTAAATCTCAATATCCTGATATGACAGATGATGATATTAAAGATGTTATTGAAGATTATAAAACTAAGGGTATCTTAGAGAAAATGGCAGGTGCTACTCGGGAAAGAATGATTGCTCAAGAAGAGCAAAGACAAGAATATGAAAGCAATCTTGAAAAAGAGACTTATCAAAAAGAAGTTCAAGGTCTTGGTCAATTGCTTGAAGGAACCTCCTCAGTGTATGATGTTCCTCTTACAGATAAAATGAAGAGTGATGTATTTTTAGCTGCAACTCAGAGAGATGATAAAGGAATGACTTACCTAGATAACGCATTGCAAAGCAATGAAGGTGTTGCAAACGCATCTATTAATACAAACAAGCGGAATAAAAAGTTAGTTGAGAAGTTATTTGAGAATCCATTAGACTTGCAAAGCAATTCTGAAAATTCACAAGATGCTCCTAAGTTTAACTCAAATGCCGCAAATAGCTTTTAATGTTAAATTTTAAAAATTAAAAAAATGAGAATTATATCACGTTTAAATCCGAATGTTTTGAACAGCAAAGCAATGGCTACCATTCCTGAGCTTAACAAAACTTTTAATGTAGCCCCAAACATGGCTGCAAAGACTATTCGATTGTTTCCTCAGAACTCTCTTTCTTTCTTTACTGAAGGTTTAGGAGAGATTTATGATGTGAATGCAAAGAGTGACAATTTCGTTGGAATCAACGATAGAGCTTATAAATGGAAAATCAGGGGTCATCAGATTCCAAGAGTAAAACTTGCAACTCGTGTTACAGGTGGTGCTATTGGAGTTGGTGATATTCTTGGTGTTTCAGGTTCTCAGTTCATTGTTGCTTTTGAAAATTCATATTATAATCCTCATGATATTGTTAAACTACAGGATGGAACACTTCTGTATATTATATCTGAAGGTAGATTTATGAATCAAGGTGTTTATGAATATACCGTTAAAGTTAATGGAGGTTCTTCTGCAACTGCAAAAGGCCCTTATTTACAACCCGGTAAAGAATCTGGTCTTTCTGGAAATGCTTATCCAGAACTTTCTGACAAAGGTTACATGGCTTCTGCTGTTGCTATGGAAGAGCATATCAATTACTTGACAAAAGTAAGATATGACTATTCTTGGAGTGCTGATGCTGCTGCTACTAAATTCTTAATTGAAGATACTGTGCAACTTAATGGTAAATCAGTTAAGCAAAATTACATCACTGACAAACTGTTCTTAGACGCTATGGAGCGTTATCATTACAATAAGGAGATGGAACTTATTTATGGTAGAACTACCATGGATGCTAGAGGTCGTTGCTTCCTTCAGGATGAAAAAGGACAAGATATTGTAAAAGGTGATGGTCTTATTGCTCAAATGCATGATTCTACTAAACAAACTTATACCAAAATGACTATTGGTTTAATTGAAGATATTCTTACTGACATGTCTCTGCGT